TCATATTTTCTGCTTTTGTAAGAATATTGCTTTATCTACTTTAGAGAAAAAGTCTTGGTAATAATTTTCGTCATTTACGTCATCAATGAATTGTGCGTTGCCGTATATATTCAACAATTTACGTTTGAAATTTACTCTAACTTTTATACTTTTTCCGTATTCTGTAACGTTTGCTGTTGTTTCTATTGTTGCAACTTTAACTCCATTCCAATTCAATCTAGATTTAGATAACCCGAATTCCTTTGTTATATCAATATTAGGGTCAGATGTATCAAAATCTTTTACCCCGTATATAAATCCTAATAAAGGATTGGCATTATAAACAATAAAACCTTCATCTTGCAATACATTTAGCATTGCTTTCATAATAAGAGGTTTGTCACTAGAATCATATGTTCTTGTTTGGAATTGACGTTTTTCCAATTGAGTCATTGGAGTTATAATTTGTTCTGCTTCTCTTTTTTTTGCACATACAGGTAGAGCCAAGCATAAAACAAAAAGAATTAATAATATTTTCTTCATCATTTATTTTTCTCCTAGAATGTACTCATATGGTATGAAACTTTTGAAACTTTACCAGATTCGTCAAATTTCAAGACAACGGTTAAAGTTTTTTGCACAGATTGTGCAACTCCTCCGTTTTTGTTGTATCCAATATTGGCAAGACCTCCGCCAAAACCTCCAGAACCGTAGCCTCCGCCCAGTCCGCCAACTCCAACACCAAAACCAGAGTTGTTGTATGCAGTAATTGAAGAAACTTTGTCGTAAACCCAAGTTTCTAGTCCATCTGCATCTTGGGTAACAATATTTGGAGAACCTAAAATTTCAGCGACTTCAGCTTGAGAAGTTCCAATTTTCACATTGCGTTGAACAACCCCTAATGTCATTTGTTGCTCTCTAACAGGTGTTGTCATTTGGACTTGACATCTTTCTGGATGTTTTCTGCATTTACGGCTCAATTTTTGTTCATTGATAGCAAAAGCAGGAAGTGCAACACTTAAAACTAATAATGAAGCTAATATCTTTTTCATAATATTCCCCTTTAATCCAACTACACATTTTCCTTAATTATAACAAATTTTTTTAGATTTTAAAATAGTAAAAGTTGGTTTTTGTATAAATTTTATTATATTTATTTGTATGAAAAAGATAATAATTTTACTATTACTTTCATTATTCCCATCAGCAGTTATGTCAGAAATGATAACTGGCGGTGTTGAATATACGGCATCAGAAGCTCAAGATATTATTCTTCAAGATAAACCAAAGCCTGTAAATGTTGGGGTTTTGAAGAATAAATATCTTGATTGCAATAGAGATGAAAATATTCAAAATATGTTGAAAGGTTTTACTGATTTAAAAGATAGAACTTTGGCGTATTTTTCAGATGGAAGTTATGGCGTTGTGTATAAAGATAATCCTTTGACGGTTTTGTATTACGGGAAAAATGCCATTCTAACTCACACAGAGGAAAGAACCTCTTTGGTTTATCCTTATAAATCTTACAAATATGATACAATGGGAAATTTAGTCAATATGACTTTTAGAGTTTCAGAATTTGAAACATTTATTTTTAATAATTCTGGAAATCTAATCGCCCATTGGAAGGGTGAAAATTGCTACAATCCAGATGGAAAAATTATAATGACTAGAAAAATAATGAAGTAAATAATAGACTTATAGATTTTAACCATGTAGGTTGGATTTATGAATTCGGCATAAAATAATTTTTCCCCAAAATCCATGCTTTGGAAAAATTTTTCAACCTAAAATTTTTATATCTAAGATAAAAATTATATAAAGATTTTAAATCTTATGAAAATTTTTACCCCTCGAAAACCTTTATCCCCCAAGGATGTCAAGTACCCATATAACCCAAGTGTCTAGTCGTATTTTTACTTACGTAAAAGTACTAGGTTTCTTTTTTTTGAAAAAACTGGTATATTAGGTGAGTAATCGGTTAAGGCTCACACCCGAGAGAAATAAAAACTCTTAAAAGTGTTTAGGCTTTTTGATGGTAAAGCTGTTTGCCGATGTTCTCTCAAGGCATAGGAAGAGTGTATTGTTATGGGATATATTCACTGCTGCGGAGGATTACATAAGACGAGAAGTTTTGTGTTATCTCCTGCGGAAAACTTTGTCGTGTGCGAAATGGATTATCTAGCAAAGTGTCCAAATTGTCAGCATACGGTCTTGCAGCTTACGAGAGTTGATGGAGAACAAAATGTCTCTACTGTTCGATACGTAAATGATGTTGCAAGAAAATATTTTCAAAAATTAAAATCAAAAGTTCTGTATGAACGAAAATATTATGATTATTCAAAAAGGCGAGGTGGAACTTTTTATTTAAACTACAACGAATATGGCGTTAAAAAACGGTGTTATTCAAATTTGTCAAGTTTGAAAATCGGTCTTGAAAAATATCAATCTATTCTTTAACTCCAATAAATTGCTATCCGTAGAGGGGCGTGTAAGATTCAGTCACTCCTTTCTTGCCCCTCTTTTTCTTTAAAAAATGAAGCGGAAATATTATTAAAAATTTTGTACCTAAATTCCTTTAAGATTAGGTTTATTTCAGAGATAGAGGAAAGTTTGATGAAGCTACTATCACCGATGGAACATAAAATATTAACTCTGATGGCTCGTGGTTTTATTGATAAGGAAATTGGGGTTCAGTTAGGAATTTCGGTCCGAACGGTGCAAGCTCATATTTCTTCAATTATTATAAAACTTCGTGCAAGAAATAGAGTTAATGCAGTTGTAGTCTATATGCACAAAAATCCAGCTTGGATGAGGAAAGAAAGGTTATTTTTATGATTAAAAGAATTATTTTGCATTGGACTGCTGGAAGGTATTATCCGTCACGGTTTGAAAAGCAATATTATCATTATTTGGTTGATAAAGATGGACGGATTTATGATGGAATATTTAAACCAGAAGATAATAATGATTGTACAGATGGGAAATATGCCCAACATACAGGAGGAGGAAACACTGGTTCAATAGGGGTTGCATTTTGTTCAATGTATGGTTTTAAGTCTAGGGGAAATGCTGGGGAATACCCTATAACTCCAATTCAGTTTGAATCTTGTATGGAATTTTGTTCTAGACTGGCATCTAAATATTCTCTTGAAATAAATCAAGAAACTGTTATGACACATTATGAATTTGGTAAACGACATCCAAAAACAACGAGTGCTGGAAAAATCGATATAATTTATCTTCCTCCTTATTCTTGGGTTGCTAAAGAAGATGTTGGAAGTTTTATTCGCTCTAAAATTCGTTGGTATAAAGAAAAACATTTGAAAGGCTAAGATTTTATGGATATAAATTATTTTGATTTGTCGGGAGGAATAAATCAGGCTTCTACAAAAACTGAGCTGGGGGCAAATCCTAAAGTGATATATTGGGCAGATTCCAAGAATGTGGAAATTTATAATAATAAAGGGATTATAAAGCAGGCTGGGAATACTTTGTTTTTAGAATTGCCTACTCCCGAACCAATAATTGCAATGAACGAAATTGAATCAGACGATTTATACAAGTTGGTGATTATTACTGATTCTGGGAAAATTTATGTATATCAAAATTCAACTTCAAGTTTAAAATTGCTCGAGAAAACTCTTGTGGGTAGAAAGATTAAGTTTGCAAATTTTTTGCGAGGAATAATTATTGCGACGGAATCTGATTCAATGTTTTATATTAAAAATAATGAGAACTTTGATATTGTAGATTGTAATTTGAAAGATAAAGGAGGTAAACTCTTTTACCCAGATAATATTTGTATTTATCGAGGGCGTGTTTGGTGCGCTAAAGAATCTACTATTTATTATTCTGCATTGGGAACATACAACGATTTTACAACTGCAAAGGATGCTGGTTATATCAGTGATTTTTTCACTGATACCTCAAATATTGTTGGGATGAAAAACTATAAAGATTATCTTGCAATTTATAAAAAAGAGCGGGTTTATTTGTTAGCAGGTTCAGATCCTTCAACTTTTGAAGTGGTTCCTTTTGCAGATAAGGGTACTTATGCTCCTAATTCAATTATAAATGTAGATAATAAACAATATTTTTTAAGTAATGGAATTTTTGCATTAGAACAAGTTGGGGAATTAAACCAAATTCGTTTGGGTTCTGAAATCTCTTTGAATATAAAAGATGAACTTTCAAAATTAGATTTCTCAAGGATAAAAAATTCATTGGCTTTGCATTATCAGTCAAAAAATCAAACTTGGTTTTTCTGTCCATATTTAGGGGATGAATATTTTCACACTATTTTGATAAATGATTATGTCAATCACGCTTGGTTCAAACGAATTTTGCCACAAAATATTCTGACTGCTTGCTTGTTTAATTCTAGTATTCTAACTGCTGATAAAGATGGCAGAATTTATAAAGAAGATTTTGGGACAACTTTTGACGGTAGGCCAATTGATTTTATGTGGAAATCACCGTTTTTGTCGTTGGGAAATGTTCATCATCGAAAAATTATAGATGAATTTTATTTTGTCTTGGATGATTTACATGATAACAATTTTAATTTTTCTGTGTATAAGGATTATGACGGTCAGTATTCTGATAATTTGGAATGTATTGCTTCTCTTCATTTTAATCAGCTTGTTTGGGGTGATGAAACATCTTCAACTACTCCAGATAACTGTTGGGGAAATGAAAATGACTCTATTCCAATTTGGTCAATTGGTTCAGAGGTTTTAGAAAAAGCCGAAATATTTGGAAGTTGTTATTCAATCCAACTGTGTGTAGAAGGGGCAAAACAGGATGATAACTGTGCCATTATTGGGCTTCAATTCCGTGAAATATATAGAGATGAATAAGAAAGTAACAATTAATTTCCTCTCGTTGATGGAGTAAAGGTGTTCCTTCCCCTTGGGGGGAAGGTTAGGATGAGGGGTAAATCCTAACAAGTGAAACTCACCCCAAGGAGAGGGAATTAAGGATAAATTCATATTTGTAATTTGTTTATCGGCATTATATGCCGAGTGTTAATAACTAAAAATGAAAGGAAAAAGAAAATGGCAGATTTTACAACTACTTATGGTGTATTTATTCCAGAAATTTGGAGTAAAAAATTAAATCAATTGTTAGAGAAAAATTGCGTTATGATGCAATGTGTTAATAGAAATTGGGAAGGTGAAATTAAACAGCAAGGGGATAAAGTTAAAATCATCACTCCTGCTCCTGTGTCAGTGTCAACTTTGACTTCTGATAATATTACATATTCATCTCTAAATCCAACTTCTCAAGAGTTAGAAATCGACCAGAAGAAGTTCTTTGCATTCAAAATTGATGATGTTGCAAAAGTTCAATCAAATGCTGATATTATGGAAGCTCATTTGGCGAATGCAAAGAAAGCAATTGAAGAAGTTCAAGATACTTATTTGCTTGGAATGCACACATCTGTTACAGTGGAAAACACTGTTGGCTCTGAAGAATCTCCGATTACTTTAGACAAATCAACAATTTATGAACAATTTGTGAAACTTGCTCTCGCTTTAAAAAATTCAGATGCCGTTTCATCTGGTGCTAAACCTTGGGTTGTAATCAATCCTGCAATTGAATCTTATTTGTTGCAAAGTCCAGAGTTTATCAATGCTTATAAAGTTGCTGATGAAACCTTGAGAGAGGGTGCAATTGGAAGAATTGCAGGCATGGATGTATTGGTTAGCACAAATTTAGTGGATGTGGATTCTAAATATTATGTTTTAGCGGGTACAAATGATGCTATCACTTTTGCTTCTCAGCTTGCAAAAATAGAAAGCTTGAGGGATAAGGATAGTTTTTCTGATTTGGTTAGAGGTTTGTATTTGTATGGAGCGAAAACTGTTCAACCAAAAGCACTCGCAAAAATGATTGTAAAAGCTTAGGAGAAAATATGTTTGAAAATATTAAAAAACAAATAAAAGAACTTGCGAAAAATGCGGTTCTTAAAGCAGAACAAGAATTGGGTTCTGGTAAAGGGCAACAAAAGAAAAGAGTTGCAATTGATTATGTCTTGAAAAATTTACCAATCCCAGAATTTATGAAAATGATTGTGTCTGTAATTTTATCAAGTTTTATAGATGATTCTATTGAGCTTGCGGTGAGTTATATAAATTCATTATCAAAAATGCAAGGAGAATAATTTTATGCAAAATCAAAATAATAATAATCAAGTCGGTGTTTCATCAACTGCCTCTTACCCAGATTCAAATGGCTATGTTGATGTAATCAAACAGTTGGAAGATGCTCTGAGATGTGATGCTCAGCGTGTACAAATGCTAATGCAGCAAGGAACAATAAGTACAAGTCAAGGACAATATTTAATAACTCAACTGGCTAGAAAATATAACGAAATAAACGCATTTAAAACCTCTGTTCCTTCTCAAAATGCAAATGTTCAACCTCTTCCATTAGAACAGGTTCAAGTTCCTGAAAATCCTATGGAGTTGTTCATTCAAGAACATCCTGATTTTTTCAAAAAAGGAGCAAGAGCAAGTGTACTAGATTACATCAAGGATTTAGATATGGATAAGGATGAAATTTCGAAAATAGCCAAAATTGTGGAGGGTTTAGAAACTTCTGCGGTGGATGGTTATTTGAAAAAATCTGCACATGAAAAATCATTGAATGACGAGAACGCTGTGGCAAAAAGCAAATTGACTTCTTACGCTCAAAATGCACCTAAAGATGCCGCAAATGGTAGGATTTTTACACGTGAAGATATTGGCAGAATGACGGTGGATGAATTTGCGAAAAATGAAAAGCTTATTATGGATCAAGTAAAACAAGGTCTTATAAAGTAATCATTTTTTGCAACCCACGTTTTAATCGTGAATATGTCACGTCATACTGAGCGAAGCGAAGTATCACTGTTGTGTTCCTTCCCCTTGGGGGGAAGGTTAGGATGAGGGGTTAGTCTGAGTAAGTAAGGCAATGCCCCTCCTCGAAATCAAAGATTTCGGTCCTCCCGCAATATATGGGGAGGACAAGGAATTAACATTAAATGAAAACCTCTCCAAGTAAAAGGGGCAGGGAGAGGGACTAGTTTTAAACAAATAACGCTAATCCCCTCTCCGAGGGAGAGGGGGTAGGGGAGAGGGTTTGGTCAATCCTCGCAAGAGATTCTTCGGGTGAATTTGATATAATTTCTCTTCAATATTTTTATAATTCACTTATTCAAAAAGGAGTAAAAATGAATTTTTTAGAATTAATAAATAAATGCTTGTTAGAACTAAATTATAAACAAGTCAGTAGTTTTGCTGAACTTGTTAAACAAGATCATAAAAGAATTATTGCAATTCTTAATATTATAAATAAAGAAATTTGTGCAATTGAAAATTGGCAATTTCTATTACGAAAAACTAAATTATTAATCCCCTCAAATACGACAGAAGTTGAAAATCCTGTAAATGGCAGGATTTTATATATTTTGTCTAACAAGGGGAAGTATAGATTTTATTCTAACATTGAACCTTTTTTAACAGATTCTGCTCCGAGTGGAACTTATTCTGTTTGTCAGAACAAATTATTATTCCCAAAATCTTCAGAGGATGTTGAATGTGATGTAATTTATTACACAAATAATTGCGTTAAAACATCGGAAGGAAAGGAACAAACAGATTTTGTTTCTCCAAAAGATGAATCAATAATTCCCATGCCATTTGCTGAACAAGTTTTGGTTTATGGAACTTGTATGAGAGTAAAAGCAAATCCTCAATATATAAAATTTGCGTATTGGGCGAATATGTATAAAGAAGCCTTACTAAACTTGAAATCAAAGACTTCTGCATATTCTCAAGATTCTCCAGTTGTAAAACTTTTTCGGCAAAAATAGACAAAAAAAACAGGAAGTCCTTTTCATTCCCCCCTGTTAAGATTTACACTAGCCGAAATATAAATAGCATGTACATTATACTAATTATTTAGTAAAAACACAAATTATAATAAGAAATGTAAAGATATGAAACAATTGAATTTTATGCAAAAACAGTTTGTAACTGAATATATCAAAACTCTTGATGGTGAAAAATCGGTAAAGAATGCGGGTTTCACTGTTGAAGATGCAAAAGAGTTTGCTCAAGAGTTGTTATCAAGGGATTATATTATTCGAGAGATTAAATATCAATTGAATAGGCAAATTGATGCTCTCAATGTTCCTAAAGGTTATGTAATTCAGAAACTCTTGCAGATTGCACAGTTCTCGCTGGAGGAAGAAGATATTTTGGATAAAGATGGAAATTTTACTGGAAAAAGAAAGCTTCGGGATTCCTCCGCTGGCTTAAAAGCGTTAGAAAGTTTGTGCAAATATTTAGGCTTTTCTTCTTCTGTTGGGGAGTCTTACAGGGAAGCCAAAATTATTACTATATCCAATCTGGATGATAAAAAGATTTAAGAGGAAATTTATATGAAAGATGATAAAGAAATTGAAAAAATTCTACTGAATGATGAAGAATATGAAAATTTTGTAAACAAAAGAACTGAGCAGGATTTTGAAAAAGAGCTTGAAGATTCTTGCTCAAATGAAGTTGTTGTAGAGGATTTCAAATCTGTTCCAAAGGAAAAATTGTTTTCTAAAAATTCTCTGTATTCTGTAATAAATAAGACGAGTAAAACAAAATCTTATATCAATGGAGTCCAAGCAGAGGGTTTTCTAGGTTCTCAAAATATTGTAAGGGCAAATTTTTTGGATAAAAAGATAAACTCTTTTGTTGCAGGTGATATGTACATAAAATTTTATAAGTACAAGGTATAAAATATGTGTAAATTTGTCCAAGTTATATATAAACCTTCATTAAATCTGTTTTTAAATTTGCACTATATCCCAGATATTCAGAGGTGTTATTCTCAGTACTCAAAATATTTGCAAGATGATTTTGCAAAATTCAATGAAAATATTTGTTTTTATTTAGAACAATCTTTCCCTTTCTTTTGGGTTGTCTTGAATAATAATGATGAATTCATGGGATTTGTTGCATTAGAAAATCCTTGTGGAGATGAAAAAACTCTCTATTGTGCTGAGCTTTTAACATGTTTGGATAAAAAGGCTTGGGGAAGTTTTTCTCGTTATAGTGCAAAAGTTTTTTTGAAGAAATGCTTTGAAGAACTTGGAATTTATAAAATTAAGGCTCTTGTATTTCCTGATAATTTTAGAACTTCAACTTTATTAAGAACATCGGGTTTTAAGTATGAAACGACATTGAAGTCTGAAACTCTTAGGATGGGTAAACCGCAAGATATAGATGTTTATGCAGTGTATTCAAAATAAATTGTAAAAATACTTTCCATTGTGAGAGAGTACAGAACGTCATACTGATCGAAGCCGAATTATCTATAACTGGAACGTCGTGTTCCTTCCCCTCGGGGGGAAGCTAAGGATGAGGGGTTAACCATAACAAGTAAAGGAAAGGGGTAAATCGAGCAAGTAACGCTACGCCCCTCTCCAAGGGAGAGGGGTAGGGGAGAGGGGTTGATTTAATCAATCTTCGCAGGAGATTCTTCGGGTGGATTTGTTTGGCTTCATACAAAAATCTCTTGCTCTTCCCTCAGAATGACGTGGCTTGCTTGTTTCCTCCCCCTCGGGGAGGGGGGGTAATATTATTGTCATGCTGAGCGAAGCATCTCAAACTGTGAAACCCCAATTATCACACACTACGAAAATTAACATATGAGGTAAATTTATGAAAATTGAAAATAATAAATCCAAAAATCAGAATTTGTATAATGAACAAGTTTTGATAAACAATGTTATTGAAAAATATGATTACTATGAGCAAAATAGAACTTCTCAACTTTCTGATAACCGTTTAATTAGATATGCAATTTATAACTCTGACATCCCGAAAGTGAATGGTTGGGATGCAAATATTCAGCTTCCAGAAATTTATGAACTTGCACAAACTTTGAAATCTCATATTGTTCAAAATTTGTATTCTCATCCAGATGGAATGTTTGATGTTGCTGGGGTTGATGCAAAAACTCAATCTTTTGCAAATCGCCAAAAGGCAATGCTTGTGAATACATTTGAATCTATGAAAATTGAAGATGAGATGGAAAAGATTGTAGATTCTGTTGTTGAAACGGGAGAAGTAACTTTATTTGTTGGTTGGGAAACGAAAACTAAAAAGGTTAGGAGACCCTTGAGCATAGAAGAACAAATTGCTACTGGTTCAACAGAATCATTTATCGTTGAGGATAAAGTTGTTTATGACAATGCAAAGGTTAAGTTTATTAATTACGAAGATTTTGTGTTCGATAAAAATGGGGTGGACAATTGGGACAAGTGTTCAAAGATTTATAGAACTTATCAGACTATTGATGAGATTAAATCAAATAGGTCAAATAATATGTTAGCACCTGAAAAGCTGGAAATATTGAAAGGAGTGGTGGCTGGTAAAAATTGTAAAAACAGTTCAAAAAATACAGATAGAAAAATTGAGGTGTTGGAATTTTGGGGAGATATAAATTTACCAGATGGTGAAGTTTTGAAAAATAAGTTGCTAGTTGTTGCGGGTAGAAGTGTAATTATTCGCTATGAAGATAACCCTTTTGTGATAAATCCGTTTATTCACGCAAATATTATTGAATGTCCCGATACTGGGCGTGGAATTTCGCCATTAAGGGTTGCTCTTATTTTGAATAATATTTCTTCCACAATTTTGAATAATCAACTTGATGCTTTAGCGTTGATGATGAATCCTCCATATTTAGCTCCAAAAGGATGTTTTAAAGGTCAACAAGATGTTTCTCCTGGAAAAATTATTGAATATGATTCAGCACTAATGACAACTACTCCAACCCCGCTATCATTTGACAAAGCTATGACAGGTTGGGATTTCTTGAATTATTTCAAATCAACAATCGAAAGTGCAACTGGGATATTCAAAAATATGTCAGGTAATGTTCAAGCTTATGATAGAACGGCAACAGAAATTAATTATTCTGTAAATGGTCAAGAAGCAAGATTGAATATGATTTTAGAGTCAATAAATAGAAAGGTAATTGTTCCAATGGTTGAAAAAACTGCCGAAATAATTTCGAATTTTAGACTTGGAACAGAGAGTATTCCAGTGTTAGATAATGGTCTAACTTGTTTTATTGACGTGGATGATGATGTAAGAGGGGCTAATTATATTTATCGATATGGAGATAGAAAAGCTATTTTTGAAAGGAAGTCTAAGCTGAAAGAATTGTTTGAAGTTGTTCAGTCTTTTGCAAAAGTTGATGAAGTTGCATCAAAGATTAATTGGCTGGAGTGTTTTAAATTTGCACTTGAACAATATGGGATTGAAAATGCAAATAACTTTTTGACACAAGTGGAGGATAAGTCAATGGCTAAGTGACCCAGTCAATAAATTAAATGAGAAGAGATGTTACGTAATTTAATCCGTCATACTGAGCGGAGTGAAGTACCTCTATTGATGTTCCTTCGGGAGGGGTCAATCCTAATGTGAAACTATATTTCCGTAACAATTATCCCCCTCTCCGAGGGAGAGGGGGTAGGGGAGAGGGTTTGATTAAATAAAGAAATGTATATCAGAAACACGTAGGTCGGCTTTGCTAAGCCGACAGATAAACTAATGTTCACTTTTTCTTTTTTATTTCGCCGAAAAAAAATTAAAACCCCTCTCCCCATCCCTCCCCCTCGGGGAGGGAGAATAGTTATGAAAAGAAAAACACGAATGCTTAAATGGCTCGAGTCATTAGGGGCTTTGCCCAACCCCTTGTTGTGTTCGTCATACTGAGCGGAGCGAAGTATCTCAAACGCTCAGTTTTATACGTCAGTTATTAAAATTTAATTAAAACTCATAGGAAATTATTTATGAAATATAAATTACTTGAAGCTCAACGAAAATTTTTAGAAATTCCGCACGATTATTCTTTGGATGTTGCGGTTTACCAAGGCGGTTATGGCTCTGGCAAAACTTTTGCAGGCTCATTATTGGGAATTCTTTTAGCTTTAAAATTTGCTGGAATACGTGGGCTTGTTGGTGCTCAAACATACACTCTAGTTAGAGATACTACTTTGCAATCATATTATGAACATTTGGATAATATGAATTTTGTTGAAGATGTGGATTACAAATGGGTAAGTACTGAACAGAAATTGGTGTTTCGTAATGGCTCAGAAATTTTATTTAGGCATTTTGAAGAACCGAACAAATTAAAATCCTTAAATTTGGGCTTTGTTGAGATAGAAGAAATGTCGGATATTCCTTATGATACTTTTAAGATGCTTTTAGCTCGTATGCGTCAGAGAATTCCTAAAAAATGGACGAATTTTACTTATAGAATTTTTGGGCATACGAATCCTGAAATGCAACGAGGATGGATTTATAAAACTTTTTTTGAATCTTCGGCTCCAAATTATCGAGTGATTTGTGCTCCGACAACTCAAAATATCTATCTTCCCGAAGGTTTTTGCTCTGAGTTGAAAAAGTTGTACGATAAAGGGTATTATGAAACTTTTGTACTTGGAAAAACTGGAAATTATACTCAAAATCTTGTTGTAAAAGATTTTTCAGATGAAAATATTCGAGATGTAAAATATCAAGAGAATTTAGACGTCCATATCAGTTGTGATTTCAATGTTGACCCTATGGCTTGGGTTTTGGCTCACAAGACGGCGGATAAAGTTTTTTATTTTGATGAACTTGTTCTTGAAAATACAACGACTTCAAAAACTTGTGATGAATTTTTTCGCCGTTATCCCAATCATAAAGGTCGAATTATTGTAAATGGCGATGCTTCTGGTGATAATCGTTCTTGTACGAGTGAATATACAAATTATGTAATTATTAAAAAACGTTTGGAATCTTATGGTTATGATGTAGAGATAAAAATAAAAGCTTTTAATCCTCCGATAAAAAATAGAATTGCGGCATTCAATGCGAAAGTCCGTAATGCAAATGGGGATATTGGTTTGTATGTTTCTCCTAAATGCGAAAAACTTCTTTATAATATCTATAATCTTAAATACGTTGAGGGCGGCTCAAGAATTGATATTCCTTCATATTCTCAAATCAAACAAGTACGAGAATTGAAATTTTTATCACATCCATTTGATGCGGCTTCTTATTTGGTTGATTTTTATTGGCCGATTGTATTGTAGGAAAGGAATTTGTTTTATGGAATCATTATTGTATTATTCCCCAGTTATTATTGTTGTTGTGGTTTTTCTCGTTCAACAACGGATAGTTGTTACTCCAGAACAATTGGAACGAAAACATCGTGAAATATTGTCAGATATAGAAAATCGTTTTGTGTCTATTCATAGTTATGAAGATTTGAAATCTCAATTTTCTGAAATAAAAGATAAAATTGACAAAATCTATGACTGTCTGATTTTGAAGTGA